CATTCCTTCCGGAGCACGCCAAGGACCAAGACATGGGAAAAGATAACGATTCAGGAAATTTCCAAGCGGATCGCCGCACGGTACGGCATGGAGCTGCGGTATTTCGGTGGGAACATCAAAATTTCCAAGGCCGAGCAGTCCGACTCCGATGACTGCAGTTTCCTGGATTCGCTTTGCAAAAAGTACGGATTGTACATGAAAGTGTACAACGGTCGAATTGTTATCTACAAAATCAGGGAGTTTGAGCTGAAAAATGCCGTCTCCACCATCGACTACTCGGAAGTGCTGAGCGGCGAATATAACTCTACCCTGACCGGCACGTACACCGGGGCACGGATCAAGTATACCGTCAAGGTCGGCAAAGAGACGAAAGACAAGGCCCTGACCATCGGAACATGGGACAGGATGTTGATCGTCAATGAGAAGGCCGACAACTACGGCGATGCCTTTGTCCGTGTCTGGGCAAAGGTGCGTGAGGAAAACCGCAAGTCCGAGACGCTGAAAATCACAGTAGCAGCGGCGGGGCGTCCCCTGTGGGCGGCGACAAGCATCAATCTTACCGGTGCGGAGTTTATGAGCGGCAAGTGGTTTATCGACAAGGCGACGCACACGATCGGGGCTTCCGACGGGTACACCATCGCCCTTGAGATGCACCGAGTCAGATTTTAGGAGGCAGACCCCATGGAGAATATCAGAATCGGGCGCGTGTCCAGAATCGACTACAAAAATGGCATGATTGCAGTCGCCTATATGGACAGAGATGAGTCAGTCACAAAGCTGATGCCGTATCTGCAGATGGGCGGCGAGTACCATATGCCCCTGGTGGAGCAGAGGATCCTTGTCCTGCATCTGTCCGACGACTCTGAGGTCGGCGTTGCCCTCGGCCCGTTCTGGGATGATGTCAGCACACCTCCGGTTTACGGCAAGGATGTATTCCACAAGGAACTGAGCCACGAAGAGGGCGCGGCATATATCCACCACGACCCCGAGACAGGCGTGCTCACCATCCGGGCGAAGGATATAAAGCTTATTACAGACGCTGATACAGGAGGTGCATGATGGCGGTAAAGGTAAAGACTTCGACCGGCAAGATAACAAAGCCGACAACAAACGCCAGCACCGTGGCAAATAAGAGCAAGGCAAAAACGACAACAAAATCAAAAACAAAGAGCAAGAAAAAGAACATTTCGCCTTTTGCAAATTTCGGAAAGCTCATCTCTTTTTCCGTATCCGGCAGTAAGATTCTGACATTTTCGGAACTTAAACGGGACGGGGAAGCCAGATGGAAAAAGCACGAAGTAGTCGGCTCGAAACCCTTTATGCAGTTTCTCGGACCGGGCGAGGACACTTTATCACTCACCATCGTGCTTGACGCCCGGCACGGAGTAAAGCCGCGCGAGACCATCGAAAAGATTAATGAGTACCGTGACGCAGGCAAGTCCGATTATCTTGTGATCAACGGCGCAAACGTTACGACGAACAAGCTTGTGATTACGCAGACATCCGACACATGGGATGAGATATGGAACAAAGGTGAGCTGGTCCGGGCGACGATGGAGATCACATTCCAGGAGTACAGATAATGCAGATGAAACTTAATTTAGTCGGCTTTGATTATATGGACTCGTCAGAGGTCACAGAGATCAGCCGCAATCTATACGCGCTTATATCGACTCCTGCAGGTACTTGCGCCGGCGACCGCTCCTACGGGCTTAATCAGGATTTTGTCAGCCTTCCCGCCCCGCATGCCGCGAACCTCCTCGCCCTGGAGCTGGCCGAGAAGATGGAGATCTATGAGCCGAGAGCGCGTTTTATGGGGGCGCAGTGTACCACCGACAACAACGGCAGGCTGGTCGCAGTGATCCGCATAGGGCCGGGGAGGGGGCAATCATGAACGATACTTTAGAAACAATTTACAGCCTGCCGGATGTGACTTTCGGCGACGACATAAGTCTTGAAGATTTGCAGAGCGCCATGATCACGGACTTCTGCGAGCGCTATCAGGAGATCACCGGAAAGCCCGTCACGCTGAGCAAGGCGGACCCCAACAGGATTATCCTGCTCGCAGTGGCTCAGTACCTGTATCAGGGGCTTCTCCATGTGGACAGGGCCGGCAAAATGAATTTCCTGAAATACTCTTACGGTCCTTATCTGAGGCATCTGGCGGCGCTCAAGGGTGTGACGGAGATGGAGCCGCAGAAAGCCACGGTGACAGTCAGGTGGAGCCTGGAGGAAGCCAGGGAGCAGGATACGACAATCCCCGCCGGCACCCGCGTCACAGCGGACTGGGAAGTCTTTTTCGAAACGCTCAGCGACATCATTATCCCCGCAGGCGATACAGATGTCACCGTGGAGATGACATGCACGGAAACAGGCACAAAAGGCAACAATTTCGCCCCGGGTGAACTGTGCATCATGGCTGACCCTGTGCCGTTTATCGCGGACGTGGTCAATACTGCGCAGAGCACAGGCGGGATGGATTCCGAGTCGGACGAAAGCCTTGCGGAGAGGGTCTACCTTGCTCCGTCAGGGTATTCCGTGGCAGGCTCCGAGGCGGCGTACATCTATCACGCAAAGAGCAGCGGGACAGAGGTCGGCGACGTAAGAGTCAGCAGCCCGTCCGCGGGTGTTGTGGATGTCCGCTTTTTGATGGCTGACGGGTCGCTCCCCGATACGGATGCCATCGCAAAAATGAGCGACTACCTGTCCGCGGATGAGAGGCGTCCCCTTACGGACTATGTACAAGTCAGCGCTCCGGACGCCGTGAGTTATACCATCACGGCAACGTATTACATCAGCAGTAAGAACCAGTCCATGGAAGCAGGCATCAAGACCGCTGTGGAGACCGCTGTGGAAGAGTACAAGACATGGCAGAGCGGCGCAATCGGCAGGGACATCAATCCCAACGAGCTTGTATCCAGGATTATGCAGGCAGGAGCCAAGCGTGTAGTCGTGACCGCTCCGGCGAGTACCGTGATCCCCTCTACAAGCGTCGGAGTGTGCGCGGCGACGAATCTGACATACGGAGGGCTTGAGAATGACTAATCTTTACGGAGAAGTTCTTGACCTCCTCGGCCCGAATTACCGCGCAGATCCGGAAGTGCAGGCGCTCAGCCATGCGATCAAGCTCGGCGTGTATATGCTTATAAACAATGCCGAAAAAGCCATGGTCTACTGCGGCGTGGATTACCTTGACGGGAGCGCCCTCGACCTGCTTGCGGCGGAACTGAGGACACAATATTACGATACGAGCTTCCCGGTCGAGAAAAAGCGCGAGCTGGTCAAAAACACGCTCCTGTGGCATCGGCGGGCAGGCACGGCCGGCACGGTCAATGACCTTGTTAAAACGGTATACGGCGAAGATGCTGTCATCTCGGAGTGGTTTGAGTACAGCGGCGAGCCGTACACTTTCATGGTGTCGGTGCATGACCGGCTAAGCCCTGAGAACGTCAATCTTTTTAATGACATTCTGAATAACGCAAAGAATATCCGATCAAGGCTGACTATGGTGGGGATCAGCAGGGATGCGGAATATCACTTCCGCAGTTTCCACGGCATACAGGCGATTAAGCGCCATGCTTTTATCTTTGACACGGAGGTACTTGAATGAACACACCATTTTGCGTGATCACCGATGCCGGACGGGAGATCATGAGGGGCGTCAATGTCTCCGGCACTACGGTAAAAAGCGCCCCCTTTACCTTTACAAAAATCATGCTCGGATGCGGGACGTATACCGCGGAGCAGAAGACGGAGAGCGCCCTGAAGGTAATGACTGCGCTCAGGACTCCGAAAAACAATTACCCCATCTCATCAGTCAAAAGGGTAAACGCATCGAACAATCTGTATAAAGTCTCGTCGATTGCGACCAACTACAAAGTGGCTCTGGAGACGGTGCTCGTTCCCGAGGGATACAATGTCACAGAGATCGGCATCTATGCCAGAGCGGCTAACAGTGCGGAGGTGCTTGCCGCCATTGCGGTGATTGATGAGCCGGATTACATGCCGGGCGTTGACGCAGAAGAGACCATCGAGGGGCAGATCTACCAGATTGTGTACGACATGTACTTTGGCTACTCCAATGTGGAGCTGGATGCGACTATCGAGTCGAGCGGGGCGGCCTTTCCCGCGGATAGGGGGGAAGTACTTGAGGGCCTTATCAGTGCAGGCGACGCCACGGGAGCTGTGAAGATTAATGGTGCTGAAGAGGCAAGTGGAGTGTATGCTCATGCGGCTGGACTTAGCGCAAAAGCAACAGCTGATCATGCCATTGCAATAGGCCACAGGGCAGAGGCAAGTGGCAGCAGCTCCGTCGCAATAGGAGAGATAGTAGAGGCAAGCAGCTCCCGCGCGATGGCACTTGGAAGTAATTGCAGTGCCACAGCGCCGGGCGCCATAGCAATCGGTACTACTGTGCAGGCAAATAACTGGAATTCCGTAGCGATAGGCATTGGTTTGATATCAAATTATGCTTATCAGTACGTCCGTGGAAAATATAATGCCACTGGCGATTATGCTGAAATAGTCGGTAACGGCACGTCGGACAGCAACCGCTCCAATGC